CTTGCTTTCTGGGGTTTAGAAAAAAACGACTGAAAGTTTATGGAACCAGAAACGAAAAAAACAGAAAACCAAAAACAAGCAGCAACGCTGGAACGACCGAAATCGGCGCGCAAACCAAAAAACATAACTAATTACAAACAAAGAGGCCAATTTGGCCGACTTTATAAAACCCTTATAACATGCCCATACATATACCAGCAGCCTTAGTAACGGCTGGAAAAGCAATAGCAGGAACATTAAAAGCTGCAAAAGCAGCAAAAACAGCAGCCTTAGTAGGAAACGCATTAAATGTAGGTAGTCAGTTATTAACAAATAGACAACAAAAACGTACAAATTTAGAGATGTACGATAGACAAAGAGCAGATGCATTAGCAGACTGGAACAGACAGAACATGTATAACGCACCAGATGCACAAATGAAAAGATTTAAAGATGCTGGTTTAAACCCACATCTTATATACGGTCAAATGACAACTGCTCAACCTATAAAAACACCAGAAGCGAAAGCGCCTAATTATGTAGCTCCTCAGGTAGATCCAGAGGGATTAAATGTATTAGGTAAACAATATGCATTAGAAACTCAACGTTTACAACTTGAGAACATGCAAAAACAAGGAGAATTAATTAAAGCCCAAACATTAAAAACAAATAGTGAAACTGATTGGAAAAATGTATATACAGATTTTTTCAAAGAAACAGATCCATATAGAAAAGAAGCTATTAATATAGATAATTTATTAAAAGGAAGTTTATATAGACAAAGTGAGGAAAAGATAACAACTATCCAAAAAGAAAGAGGTAAGTTAGCAAAGGAAATAGATTTAATATTAGCTAATACTAAATTATCTGTAGTAAAAAAGGCTGAAATAAAACAACAAATAGAGAATTTAAAAACTACTAATGAAATATTAGGATTTCAAAAATTATCTGCAAAACAAGAGGCTGAATTTATGAAAAAAATTCAAGCAGCTGGAATTGTAGGCAATGCAGCTTCACAAATATTAAGATTACTTTTTAAAAAATAATTATTAACAATAAAACCCTAAAAATGAAAAGACGCATGTCAAAAAAACGAAGAGGCGGATACAGAAAAGTAGCCCGCACTTATTACATTCAACGAGGTGGAACCCGTTTATAAACAATTAAAAACAAAAAAACAACATGAAAAACTTATTCAACAGTATTAAGTTAACAAAACCAAAAAGCAATAGCTTTGATTTATCCCATGATGTTAAGTTATCAACACAAATGGGCCAATTGACACCAATTTTAACACTTGAATGTGTACCAGGCGACAAGTTTAACCTTGGATGTGAAAGTCTAGTAAGATTTGCACCACTTATTGCACCAGTTATGCACAGAATGGATGTTACAATGCATTATTTCTTTGTACCAAATCGAATAGTATGGAATAATTGGGAAAAGTTTATTACCGATGCAAATAGTGGTATAGTAGCTCCTTATATGGAAATTCACACTGGTTGGATAGCAAATGCACCAAATGCATTAAAATTTGCAGATTATTTAGGAGTACCACCAATTCCATCATCTGGTGTATCATCACGAGTAAATGCATTACCTTTTGCTGCATATCAAGCAATTTATAACGAATATTACAGAGATCAGAATTTACAAGCTCCAGTAGATTATAAATTAGCAGATGGTGATAATTCTATTACATATGCTGATATCAATAATCGATGGGCAAAACTACGTAATAGAGCATGGGAACATGATTATTTTACATCATCATTACCTTTTGCACAAAAAGGTGCAGCAGTCGATATTCCATTAGGTAGTATTGACGGAAACGTAGAAGTATTTTATGATAATGCTTCAGGTACAACTTTAAATGGTACACCAGCATCCATTAATGTACAAGGACAACCAGCAGCTGATATTACTAATGATAGATTATATGCTAAAACAGACGGCGTAGATATTGAGCCGACTACAATTAACGATTTACGTAGAGCATATCGTTTACAAGAATGGCTTGAAAAGAACGCTCGTGGCGGTACAAGATATATTGAAAGTATATTAAGCCATTTTGGAGTTAGAAGTTCGGATGCAAGGTTACAAAGACCAGAATATATTACTGGAGTAAAAACACCAGTAGTTATAAGCGAAGTCTTAAATACTACTGGAGAAGACGGTGGTTTACCACAAGGTAACATGGCTGGACATGCTATATCTATTAGCAGCGGAAAAAGTGGTAATTATTATTGTGAAGAACATGGTTATATTATTGGCATAATGAGTGTAATGCCTAAAACCGCTTACCAACAAGGAATACCAAGAACATTCCTTAAAAATGATACATTAGATTATTATTTCCCATCTTTTGCAAATATTGGCGAACAGCCAGTAGAAAAGCAAGAATTATATGCTTTTACAACTTCTAAGAATGATACATTTGGTTATGTACCAAGGTATGCAGAATATAAGTATATGCCTTCTCGTGTTGCTGGAGAGTTTAGAACTACTTTAGATTATTGGCATTTAGGGCGTATATTCGCAACCGAGCCAAATCTTAATAGTACATTTATTGAATGTACTCCAGAACAAACTACACGTATATTTGCAGTAGAAGATGGAGTTGACCCATTATATTGTCATGTTTATAATAAAATTCAGGCAGTAAGACCAATGCCTAAATATGGAACACCAACTATCTAGTGTCTACACAATGTTTAAATCCTTTCCAGTTAAAAGAGGAAAACGGAGGTCATTTTGTACCTTGTTCTAGGTGTTTAAATTGTAAAAGACGTAGGGCTAGTACTTGGTCAGTACGATTAGTTAAGGAAGGAGAGCGGAGTATATCCGCTCACTTCTTAACTTTAACCTACGACACCGAACACGTACCATTAACCAATAAGGGTTATATGACGTTAAAAAAGACAGATATTCAAAAGTTCTTTAAAAGATTAAGAAAATGTCATGGAAAAAAACACAAATCTATAAAGTATTACGCCGTTGGAGAATATGGCGGTCAGACATTAAGACCACATTACCATATAGTTATATTCAACGCTGATATTAATTATTTTGAGCGTGCATGGGCATTAGATAACAAAAAAATTGGCGAAATACATGTAGGAACTATAACCGATGCATCAATCGGTTATACTTTAAAATACATATCAAAAGCAGCCAAAATACCAATGCACCAGAACGATGATAGAAGCAAAGAATTTGCATTAATGAGCAAAGGACTTGGCTCAAATTATATAACCGAAAATACATTAAAATGGCACAAAGCAAACGCAGAAGAACGCGTATACATACCTTTGTTAGATGGAAAAAAAGCCCCAATGGCGAGATATTACAAGCTGAGGATATACGACGAATTCGAGAAGGAACGAATTTCTTATTACTTCCAGAAGAAAGCATCCGAAGCAAAAGATTTGTTAGTAGAGGAACATGGCAACAATCTTCAATTTTTTAATGAACAAAAAATTTACGATAGTATACGTAAATTAAATAAACAACAACATTTAAAAATTTAAAAAATGATTAAAACTTATTTAAATCGCGAATTACATAATCGCAATTACGAAGTAAATAATGACCCAAGTGAAACAGTACCAGATCAAGCTATGTCTATTCGTACAATTCTTGAACGTTATTCAAGAGGATTGCCAATTGCTGGAGAAAGGACACCTATTTGGCAACAAGGCGATGATTACAATGACATGCCAGACCCAAGAACACTTGACTTATCAGAAAGGCAAGAATTTGCTGAATTATATCAGCAAGAGTTAAAAGATTTGAAAAAATCTTGGAAATCTGAAAAAAAACAACCAGATTTACAAAAATTATCGGATATTAGCTCCGAGGAACAAAACGGCGTTTTGAGTGAGTTGGATTAATCCAACTCGCGCAAAGCGCAAGACAAGCGAAGCGCGTCAGCAAAGCACTAATAATACTTGATATATTAGTGCTAGTTGACACCAAGTCAACGAAAACAAAAAAAAGGAGTATAAACCCCCACCCTAAGAAAAAGCAAAGGCGGTGGAAGCTAAAGGGAGCACAGGGAAGTAGCGAAGCGGATGACCCAAGGCGACCAAAAAGCGAAAACCGACTTGCTTTCTGGGGTTTAGAAAAAAACGACTGAAAGTGTATGGTAACAGAAACGAAAAAAACAGAAAACCAAAAACAAGCAGCAACGCTGGAACGACCGAAATCGGCGCGCAAACCAAAAA